TAACCGCGTCAGAACTTAGACCAGTCAAAGCCGCTTCTGTACCACCAGCCGCACCGCCCAAAGCACCGCTGATACCCGAGCCAACACCGCCGGTCAAACCCCCAAGGAGGGCACCTTTAAGTGGGTCGCCACCAGTCAAAGCGGCAGAGCCACCACCCATTGCTGCGCCAAGCAGCATCGCTTCACCAACTCCGCCCATTGCCATAGTAGGCTCCTTTATGTTTGATCATATTTTAGTACTAAGGGGTCACTGTGCCAACTCTTCCAGACCCAGAAACGCCAGTTAAATTTTTAGTAATTGTGCCCCCAACAGGCCCAACTGATCCAACTGCCCCCGTACCCTGCACACCACTCAATTCAATAGGAACTTTAATACGCAATATGTTTGTACCAGATTGCAGTGTACCGTTTTGCGTATCCCTATATACATCACCTAACCGTAAGTTATCATAATCTGCATCAGTTGGTAGCGTACGTAAGTCAAGATTCAAGGCCGCTAAATTTAATTGCTGAACAGTATTGATAGTGTTAAAAAACAAACGAATAACGTTACTTAAAGAATTCATGTACGCTTGATCATACTGCGTAGGGGCTTGCGGTATGTTAGGCGAAGCCCGATTCTGAAGCATCGTCATAGATTACCTCCTGCCATCTGGTTTGATATCAAGCCTAGGCGCACCCAACTGCCATGTTGTACCAATCTGGTCTGAAGCAATTTTGAAAATCATTTGGCGACCACGAGCACGGGTATATATAGTCCCAGTGTATTCTTCAGTAACCACATAGGAAGAACCTTTTGTAACCGTACCATTGGCCGCATTACCAGTGCCAGAACCAGAACTTTGCATTGGGTACAAGGTCATAGTAACCGCAGGTGTAGGGCTAGAAGATGAACCCGCAAAAGTTAAGTCAGGCAATACGCGCCACACATAACCAAAATTATGCCCATCACCAATGTCAAACTCTGACGAAGAAATATAAGCCTCAATAGGCGCAATGTTACCAAGATCATAGGCATCTACACCGTCTTCGTGTTGCACCAGTTCATAGTTATATGTAGCGGCAACTGGTAATGGCAACAAGCCTGAGTCAAGCCAAGCGGTGCGACCCATATTACCGTAGTACCAAACATTTTCTATATAGTTGTACACAACATATCGGTCATTCTCTAAGCTATCTGCGGAGCAATAGAACCACCAGACTTCATTAAAACCTTCGTTTGTACCGGCGTAAACTTGTTGGAACTGCAAAGTGTTGAAGTCACCAAAAACATAACGGCGCAAGTCGCAATTAAGCGTTTGTACACGGCCATCATATTTATAAAACTTATCAATACCCATCCAATACACCGCACCCGATGCAATGATGGCGGCGTTAGGGCCAATAATAGATACGTTATCTGCAACAAGTTGTGCTGTCCACACAAAAGGTGGGCCTACATACTGCAATGAATATAGTGATGAATCTGTAAAAACTATAATTTCTTGCCGTGATTGCACTGCTGTAACAATTGATGAGCCGTGTGAAAGCCGCAAACTACCAGCTTGATTTGTAGCCGCAGGTGTCCATGTGTATGGGTCATCTGAATCAGACCAACGAATTAACATTGGGTCAATATAATCAGCACCGTAATCATTTGTGCCAAACACTAATACAAATCGGCTGGCATCAGATACAAGAATAAAGTTTTGGAAAAGCGGTGCATCCGCATCTCCAGCATCAGCCAAATCAATACCTCGTTGCGAGATATATTGCAAACCTGATTGGCCTCCAGAAGTTGTAATTGGTGAACCCGCAATGGTGGTAGACACATTAAACGTGCCACCTGTAGAGTTCACTACAAAATATACTTGCCCTACAGACAAACCGGTTGGCAGTGCGCCTGTAGAAATAAACGTAATGGTTGTGCCATCAGGAAACGAAAACCCAACAGGTAATGTAATTACTCCCGGGGCGGCAATACTGATTGTTATTTGAATTGGTGAGACGCCTACGTTAGCACTCCAATAGTAAACACCCTGACCACGGGGGCCATAGACTAAATCTTCACCGTAATTTTGTTGGCTCCACAACTGCAAAGATGTAGACGTTGGTTGGCCATTACCCCATGTACCCGCACCCCAAGGGCCACCACCCCAGCCAACCAAAGGCACTTGATACCCGGGGCCAGTATTTACCTCGTATTGCGTTATGACTGCGCCGCCACCGGGGGAACCTATAACATCTGTAGCGTTAGCAGTTGCGGAGACTGTAATACTGTAATTATTGTCATTGATAAACGTAATTTGAAACGCGCCCGTTAAAACACTGGCCGTAATGTTGCCACCAAGTCCAACAATACCTGCGCCACTATAAATAACTGTATCACTATCTGAACACCCGTGGTTTGTTTCAAAAACCGCTATAACGTTAGACCCATTTGTAGCTGTAAAAGGGTTGGTTAATGTAATTGTTTTGCGGATTGGTGTGACATCATAAAAGGTACTACCCCTTAAAATGTAGAAATATAAGTTAGTACCAACACCTACTAGATTGTCGCCAACAAGCGTAACCCAATTCCACAAAGAACGGCATACGCCTAAGAAAGTACTGCTAGAAAACGGAGTCCAACCACCAATTTTCTCGGGGTTGCCTTGGCGAAAACGAATTTTGTCGCCCTCATACCAACCGCCTTCGGTGGTATAGCGTGTGTTTTCCCGGTTAACGCCCGGTTTAAATAGAAACTTTTGTAATGGCATCGGTCAATCCAGTAAAGCGCACTCGGCTGTGCGGCGTTTTAACAGCCCCGGCAAAACCTTGCCGCCACCTTTAGTCCAGAGCATTAGTTGTTCTTTTGCCCCTTCCCAATCATTGGCGTTGATTTTCCTCTTTAACGTAGATGTTTGCAAGCGTCCCGTGCCTAGGTTGTAGCAGAAATCTACGATGGCATTGCACTTACGTACGTCAGTAATCAAACCCGGACAGTTGCGTAAGACTCCGGGTAAGTATGTATGCTCCAGTTCAATCATTAAAAGCGCCCGTGCCGTGGGTTCATCCATCGGTGGGTCTTCCAAAGTCACCTTGCGCTTATCTGCGTAGTAGGTAGAACCATAGCCAATCGTAGCTACGCCAGCCGGGCACAAGTACGGCTTGGCGCGGTAGCCCTCAAACTGACGGCACAAAGCGGCGGCTAACTCTAGGTTCATATTCCGCGTTGCTTTAGAGTTCTATCGAGGAACCAATAGTTTATTGTCCCAGAAAGCAAGGCTGAGAAGTCAGGTGTCATCATGGTTTTAAACACTTCTACGGCGGGAGCACCGGCAAGCCATGCGTTCCATGCAAACCATACGTGGATAAAGCTCCACACAAATAAGACCCAATATGTGACCACGGGACGGACGGAAGCTGACAGACTAGCCACCCATCCACCTGCGGCTTTGACCATCTCAGCTTGCTGGGTGATAGCGTTGTTAAACGCATCCATAACACCTACGTCAATAGCGGCTTCCCGCTGTGCGCCAATCTCAGCTAACTTCTGCTGACCACGCAGTGTTTCTAGTTCGCACTGACGGGCAAACATATTCAGTTCATGTTGACGTTCATTTTTCTTGTCAAAGAACTTTAGCACCTCGGGGGCCATACGGAACAAACCGCCAAAGATGGAGCCTAGTAAGCCCCCAGATAAAATATCAAGCATGGTTACTCCTTATTTAGCCATCTCAGTGGCGGCTAGGTTAATACGGGTTTTGACTGCGCCAAGGTCTTGCGGTTCTTTGGTAAATCCAACGGAAATGTAACCTTCAAAAGCGCCCATTTCAGGCGGAATAGAGCCACGGCAGATGTAACCTACGCCCTGCTTTTCTTCCCACTCGGATGTTTTACCAGAGGCCACCAGCTTATCGCAATAGACTTCGCCGTTCATCATGGCAATGACTGCGGTATTACGGGTTGAATCTTTGCCAAACAGAGTGGAGTTGTAGCCGTCAAGCAAAGTTTCCCGACCCTTAGAACCATATGCAAGTAGCGTAGTCCGGCTATTTACAACCAAAGCTACCTTGTGAACCAGCACAGTCTCGGCTTCTAAATCCTTTTGTAGCTTTTGGGCTACATGTTCTAGTACTTTGATTTCTTTAAGCTGCGGCTGGTGGCTTGAGCTTGTTATGGCGTTCAAGATGACAGTACGTGAGTCCCAAGCAAAGTAGCCAGCAAAGAACAAGAACGATAGCAGGATAACTGTAAACAGCTTAAACGGATTGTCCACCCACTCAATCAAACCAATGACTTTACCAACAGTGCTGTCGTCCTTCTTGGCTTCAGCTTTAGCAGGTGCTGGCGCGGCAACAGACACATTGATTGTCTGCTCGGCTTTAGGCTTGGGTGTTCGCCGTTTAACAGGCGCTACCTTAGCTGGGGGTTTCTTTGCTGTAACCATGTTATGCCAGTATGTCCACTTTGCGGTTGGTAAAAATCTCAAGAGCCAGTTGGTTGCGCTGCGCTTTCTTCACATACAACTCAAATGCAAGATCGTCAATTTTAATGTCCAGCTTCTTCATCTTCAGCGCCTGCTTGTAGTCTTCAGTCAGCTTCTCAGCCCTGCGTTCAAGCGCGTCTGTTCTGTTGGGTTCTCCTCCGGGTTGCACCATGGGATACCACTTGTATAAGGGCGGGATCATTTCTTTTCACGCTCAAGTGCATCTTTGTATCCATGAACAACTTTGTTACGAAGCCATGTGGAGTCTGCCGTGCCCGCCCACTCTGCTAGGTTGTTCCAGATCACCATGTATTCGGTTGACTTGCAGTAGGGCGCATTCTTGTCTAGCCACGCCATCATTTCTTTGTGCCGTATGGTCGGGTCGTGGACTGTGTAAGCAATCCCGTAGAACTCGCGCACATGGCATCCGCTCTTGGCTGTGGCCCCCACTAGCCCCAACAACAGTAACAGTATGAGCCAACGCATTTACCATGTCCCGCCCCATGCAATCATGTACGTACCAAAAATCACAAAGGCCACCACAAGGGCTGCGGCAATAACTGCTTCAGCCCAGTCCCACATGGTTACACCGCGTCAATTTTTGCTTTAGCGTCAGCAACCATCTGCGCAAGTTGATCAGCGGGTATCTGCGCTTTCAGTGCTTCTAAAACACGCTTTGTTTTGCTTTGTTCAATGTTCTCTGTACGCAACAAATAACTTAAACGATCACGATACTGGTAATCTGCAATTAATTGCACAGTTTCCATTGGTACGGAATATTCTCTGTTAGTGTAGTTTTGTATTGTGCAATGTCAGTAGGCCAGTCGTCTTGAGGCAATGCTGTCAACATTACTGTGTAGTTATCAATGTTAATTTGGTACTGATGCACCTCTCGCTCACGATGCACTACATTGTCTGCCAATGTAGTTAATGTATCTTGTGTGGTTACAGTCATGTATGTCATATTGTTTCCTTGTAAAAATTAAGTTGTACCATTAGGGTTAAATGCTACTGATCGACCTGTACCAGCAGGTAAAGTAGCAGGGTTTGAATATTTTGTGCCAAAACCGGTAGAATCACTCCAAGGCATTGCCGTAATGAATGAACTTACAAGGTGTGCTAAAGCGATACTTGCGCCATTGGGTGAAAATGCAATTGCTTGACCATCGCCATCACCGCCTGAACCCGGGTCTGCGTATTGAGTTCCAAATCCGGGACTCCAAGGCCATGCTTGAAGATAAGGGGCAAAAAAAGCATTATTTGCAAAAGCAATGGTTGCACCATTAGGTG